GTAGCGCCGTATCAAGAAGGAGTAAGCAGCGGATTTTGCGCGACCGCCGGAGGACACAATTCTAAGACTAGTGCAATGGGAAAATACGGAACACCCGAACAAGCCATCGCACTAGATAAGAACTTCATAGTCAAAGATAAAAATAAAACAGTAAGGGTTCTTGCCCCTCCGATGCATTGTAATTGCAGAACCGTGTTGCGTGTTGTTAGAGTCAATAAGCCGAACGATACTTTACAGAGAGGTAGTCTATGATAGTCGAGATAAATTTCCAAACGTTTCAATCATTATTTATGAAGAACCTTATTTTTGTGAAGGAAACAGAAGACTCCTGGGAACTCTGGACAGATACCGGATTATATAATATTGTTTGTAGTGTTGAGAAGGGCGAGGACCAAGTAGAGAATATTATGTTTGTAGATAGATTCCTAAACGAGCATAAGAATATTGTAAAGGCAATTGACGTAAGACAAGAAACAAAAGAAATCGAATCCGTACCGATGGAATCACCCGAAGCAGAAAGAACTATCGAAGAACTAGAGGAGGCAGGCGATGAGTTACTCTGATAAGATTCCAGACGAAGAACAAAAACAGCGTACCTACGAAAATGCTTCCGAATCCAGACGAGTGAATTTAGTTGACTTAGATATAGAAGAAAGCTCAAAGGATGGTAATACTGAAAAGATAAATGTTAACGATTCAAATGCTAACTACATACTTGGTGAACTTTTAGTAGAGATTAAAAAACTAAACTTACAAATGGCTATTCTAACAGATATTTACTTAAAACCGGAGGATGTTTCAGAGTTGTAGATGGTTTTAAATACAATCTGAAAGTAAAAATAATATGAGCGAGATAAAAGATGGAACAGGAAATGGATATATGGCTGGAGTTAATTCTTTTAATAGATTAGATGTTAGTGCTTCATCGTCACCTAGAGTTTATTATGAATCAAGAGATAGAGGCGCAGCGTTTGGAATCACAACTCCACAATTAACTGTTACTACAACTGGCGGAAAAATATTATATATTAAGAATAATAGTTCAACTCAAAATATGGCTATTGCTGATGTAAGAGTAGAAAAGAGATAGTATTAGAATAACCATATGCTTCAGAACACCTAAAAGCTTATAAAGTTAATTAATCTTATTATATTATGAAAAACGACCTAGTATTGATTGGTTATAGACACCCGTCTGTAAAATTATATAATCCAAAGAGGAACAAAAAGAGATTAGGATTCATCGGAGGAATCTGCGTACTCTGCTTAATCACACCGATGACGAACTGGATTTTATTTCCTATGTTTAAAATCTTGAATAAATATCCGATTTGGTTATACAGATGAAACTCTCTAGAGCTAAGATTCTTATAGAAGAATTAATGGTAAGTAAGTGTGAAGAATATTTAGTCAAGTGGAGTTCTCGAATGACTAGAACTTTCGGAGAGTGTCACAGAGGATGCGCAAAAAATAATTATATTGGAACGTTATGGTTCAGTATTCCTTTAGTGGAGCTTAATTCTGAAGAAGTAGTAAGAGATGTTATGCTTCACGAAATCGCTCACGCTATTACAACCGGCGGACACGATAGAGAATTTTATAATGCTTGTAGGGCTCTCGGATGTAAAGCAGAAAGATGTTATGATAATTCCGTAGTAATCCCAAAAAGAACCGGATATGTTTACAAATGTCCTAATTGCGAGGTAGAAAGAATAAGGAGAGGAAAGCTAAGAAAAAGTCGAGCTTGTGGAGATTGTTGCAATAAATATAATAACAGTAAATATTCGAAAGATTATGAGTTGTTATTCGTGCGTAAAGAATAGTTCGATGGTTTTATAAGTTATTTATTGCTTAATTGCATATGGAAGCAATTGCTCAATTAGAAAGTGAACTGTCTAATCAATCTGAATACCAATTCTGTACGGACCGGCTTGCTTATTCAATCGAACTAAAGGATAATCAAAAGACTCCGTTTATTACTGGATACATCTCAGTACCCGAGATAGACCTCTACAACGACTTAATCACTCCGGCTGCGCTAAAGTCTATGTTAGCTCAAATTATGGCTAAGACTATTACTCTTGATTATGAACACGAAGCTTGGAGAGATGACAATACGATTCTACCGGTAGGCAAGATAGTCGAAGCAAAGGTTGACGATAGAGGACTCTGGGTAAAAGCAGAGCTAAATAGGTCCTCACCTAAATTCAAAGACTTATGGGGTTCTATCAAAGGAGGATTCATCACTGCATTCTCAATCGCATTCAAACCTCTGAAGGTTATGCAAAAAACAATCGGTAACGCTACAGTGCAATTGATTGAAGATTTGAAATTGTTAAACGTAGCATTAACCGGAAGTCCGGTAAATGAAGGCGCGGTAATGACGGGACATTCTATGAAAAGTGTAATGATGAAAGCGATTGAAGATACGAAAGAAGAAAAAATCTTAGTTAGCAAATCAGTTATAACTAAATTAATGGAGGAAAAAAGTATGGAAGAAGAAACAAAAACGCCAGAAGCACCAGTTGAAGAAGTAAAGGTTGAAGAACCAGTAGAACCTGTTGTTGAGGCAGCTCCAGTTGAGGAATCCGAAGCAGCTCCAGAAGTTGTAGAAGAAGCAAAGGCTGAAGTAGAAACGAAAGCTGAACTAGAGCTAAAAGCTATCTGTGAAGATTTGACTAAGAAAGTTGAAGCACAGGCAGTAGAATTGAAAGCAATCAAAGAACAACCAGTTTTCAAGAGTACATTATCAGATAATAAACCAGAGTTAAAGTCGACCGATAAAGTCGAAATGCTTAACTTAATCTGATAAGCAATTAATTTATTTTTTTTTGCAGAAGAAGGAGATGACACTCCACAAAGTCAAACTAACTAAATAAAAATGGAGGAAAAATAATATGGAAAATGGAAATTACGCAGTGAGTTTTTTGGACACGCCAAATCATACTGTCTATTCAAACCCTATGGGTGTGATGATGAGAGGTCAAAGTTATGGTGGTTCAACGACTCTAGACGCAATCAAAGAGAAACTTAGCGGAGTTGCTATGAAAGCCTTATCAACCACAGCAGGTGGTCCTGGTACAGCCGGATACGCAATGGTCCCTATTTTCGTAGACCCAAGGGTAGTTGATACGACTCGAAAGTATACTCCTTTTGTAGAGTTAGTCCCAAGAGTTACTAACCAAGGTATGTACGCTGATTACAATCAGATTACAGCTAAGGGCGGAGCAGTTACAGCATTAGAAGATGCAGCTCTGAGTGAAACTAATACTACTTACGATAGGCAGTCTACAGCAATCAAATTCTTATACGCAGTTGGTAGAGTCACAGGACCAGCAATTGCAGCTATGCCAAGTTGGATGTTGGGAGGACTAAGCCCAAGTGGTGGAGCAACTGGTTCATTCAATGATGCTAGTGCGACAAACGCAAAGCAGATGGAAGTTCTAGTAAAGACTCGAGAGCTACGAGAAAAGGAAGAAAGTTTATTGATTAACGGTGACGCAAGTACAACAGCATCAGAGTTCTCAGGAATTGTGAAGTTGATGGGAGCTACGAATACTGTTGATAAGAATACTTCAGCTTTGACTCTTGATGATATTACAACTGCGATACAATACGCATTCGATGATGGTGGTAGACCTAATTTGGCAATCTGTGCTTCTAGTGTCTATTCAGACTTACTAGGATTACTAACTGCGAAAGTTGGTTATTTACAGCCAACACAAGAGGTATTCTGGGGATTCAGTACAATCGTTCTTAATACGATGGTTGGACAAGTACCAGTTATCCCGAGTATGTATTTATCAAACACAACAGCTGAGAAGGCAATTTACTTCTTAGATATGAGTGTAGTTGAAATGCGAGTACTACAAGATATTACTTACCAGGACTTAGCTAAAACTAACGATTCGGAAAAGTTTATGTTGAAGGTGTACGAAACATTCTTGATTAAGAACACAGCGTTCTGCTCAAGTATCACAGAGATAAGCGCATAATTGACTATTTGAAGTCCG